AGAATTAATACTCTAGTTGGTCAAAAAGCACTTGAAGAACACAAGTTAAATCTATTCAACGATTTTCTCTTAAATCTTTAAGTTCTATAAATAAATACAGATTAATTTAAATATCTAAAAATGTCCGTTGGTAACGAATTACAAGAAATGGAAAACGTAGTAAACAAAAACGCTGCGCCTGCTGAACCAATGCACAAGGGCCCTCAAGAGACCACTCCTGGTAGTGCAACTCCCGGCCAAGGTGCTATTGAGGATTTAGGCGGCCCGACTCCAGAGAACTATAAGGTTGATAACGATTCAGCTAAATTAAAGACTCCTGGAAAAACCCTCAAGCAAGTCAGAGATGTCGTTAACAAAAACGCAGTACCTGGCGATCAAGCAATGCCTACTTTGAAAAAAGAGGAAGAAGAAAGACCTGAAGATCAGGTTGTTTCTGAAGAGGAGAACACCGACGAGGAAATCGTTGCCGAAGAACCTGCTAACGGAGAAGATGTAGTTTCCGAAGAGGAAACTGTTGTCAATAAGATTGATGTTGAGGAAGATCTCAATGCTCTTATTGCTGGCGAAGAACTTTCCGAAGAGTTCCAAGAAAAGGCACGGACAATTTTTGAAGCTGCAATTACATCTAAGGTTGCAGAACTCAAAGAAGAACTTGCTAAAGAGTATGAAACCTCTTTAACAGAAGAAATTGTGTCCATTAAAGAACAACTTGAAGATAGGACTGATGCTTATCTTGAGTATGTTGCTGATGAGTGGCTGGAAGAGAATGCTCTCGCAGTAGAACATGGACTTAAAACAGAAATGACTGAATCATTCCTTACTGGAATGAAAGGTCTATTTGAAGATCATTATGTAACTATCCCTGAAGAAAAATATGATGTACTCAATAGTATGGTAGAAAAACTTGATGAAATGGAGTTAAAACTCAATGAACAGATCGACAAAAATGTCGCTCTTAATAAGAGATTGTCCGAATCGGTTGCTGATGTAATTCAATCAGATGTAGCTGAAGGTCTAGCACTTTCCCAAAAGGAAAAACTCGCTTCTCTTGCACAAAATGTTGAGTTTGTTAGTGAAGAAACCTATCGTGAGAAACTAGTAACGTTGAGAGAATCTTATTTTCCCACAAATACTAGTCAAAGAGATCACTCAGAAACCATTTCGGAAGGAACAGCCGAGGCACCTCAAGTCAATTCAGATTTGATGGAAAGCTACCTTCAGACTATGAACAGAGTCTCTAAAAACTCAAAATGATTTCTAGATTATAGAACAAACTAACTTAAAAATTTAAAGAGGAAAAAATCAAATGCAAGCGTTCAATGCTGAACACCTGCAGGAGAAGTGGGCACCACTCCTAGACCATGATGGTATGGGGGAGATCAAAGACAATCATCGTCGAATGGTCACCGCAGTTCTCCTGGAGAATCAAGAAAAAATTCTTAAAGAGGAATCCGAATTCCTTGGCGAAGCAGCACCTACCAACTCAACTGGTGCTAATGTCGCAAACTTCGATCCAGTGCTTATCAGCCTGATTCGTCGTGCAATGCCTAACTTGGTCGCTTATGACCTAGCTGGCGTTCAACCAATGAATGGTCCAACTGGACTTATCTTCGCAATGCGTTCTCGCTACAAGTCACAGACTGGTAACGAAGCATTCTACGATGAAGCAGACTCTGCATTCTCTGGTATCGGTACAAACTTTGCTGATCCATCCGGTTCAACAGGATATGTTGCTGGTGGTGGTGGAGTAAGCGTTGGTTTAGGTACAACTGCCCAAAGAGGTGGCGATCCTGGACTTCTCGATTCTGCTGGTACAGACGGTCAAGTCTACAACGTTGGTGAAGGTAACACAACTGCTTGGGCAGAAGCTCTAGGTAGTGATGGATCACCTCAGTTCAACGAAATGGCTTTCTCAATTGAGAAAGTAACGGTTACTGCTAAGTCACGTGCTTTAAAAGCAGAGTACAGTCTAGAACTTGCTCAAGACTTGAAAGCAATCCACGGATTGAATGCAGAGGCAGAACTTGCCAACATTCTTTCTACTGAGATTCTTGCAGAAATCAACAGGGAAGTTATTCGTACCATTTATAACGTTGCTAAGCCTGGTGCTCAGTCAAACGTTGCTACTGCCGGTACATTTGACCTTGACACTGACTCTAATGGTAGATGGTCAGTTGAGAAATTCAAGGGTCTAATTTTCCAGATGGAAAGAGACGCTAACGCCATCGCGCAGCTCACTCGTCGCGGGAAGGGCAATATGATCCTTTGCTCCGCAGACGTTGCTTCTGCTCTAACAATGGCTGGTGTACTTGACTACACTCCTGCTCTTAATGCTAACCTTAACGTTGATGATGCTGGCAATACCTTTGCTGGAACTCTTCAAGGTAAGTACAAGGTATACATTGACCCATATGCTGGTGGTCAGAACCAAGGACAATTTGGTGCACCTGCAACACTTGGTGGTCAATACTACGTTGTTGGTTATAAGGGTTCTTCACCTTATGACGCTGGACTGTTTTATTGTCCATATGTCCCTCTCCAAATGGTCAGGGCAGTGGGAGAGAATACTTTCCAACCAAAAATCGGGTTTAAGACTCGTTACGGAATCGTTGCTAATCCTTTCTCACAAGGTGCTACAACCACTAATCCTGGTGCTATCATCCGTAACTCCAACGTATACTATCGTCGCGTTAAAGTTGCTAACCTCATGTGATACAGAAGTTTATATACTTCAATCATTTACAAAGACTCTTCTTCGGAAGGGTCTTTTTTTTGTCTAAATAAATGTGTAAAGTTATATTACGACCTATGTTTTGCAAATTCTCTAAAATGACTCTAGAGGAACGTCGTGAAAAGAAACTAAAAATGTATAATTTCTTTGAAGAATCTCTAGAAGAAAGACTAGCTGGAATAAAGGCTGCTAAGGCAAAGTTGGAAGAGCAGATGGCAAAGGATACTCTATAAATAAAAAAGAAACCTATCGTGAACTAATGCCATATCATATTAAGAAAACTAGTATTCTTGGTTCTGCTGTTCCTAATAGTGGAGTAGAATATTATACTGGAAATAATATTTGGAATGATGATTATTCCAAAAGAAAAGTATATACCAATAAAGCAGATGCCGATGCTCAGGCAGCAACTACGGTTACTTACACTTTAGGAGATAAGACTATTACGTATCAACCTGATTGGTGGAAAAACTCAACAGTTGTAACTGAATAAATAAAAATAAAAGTAGTATTACCATGAAACCTACTCCTAAAGAGCATAAAGAGGCAGTTGACAGACATGCTAAAATAGTAAACCATCTAATTGAAGAAGGTTATGCTCAAGATGCAAAAGACGCTGATTCAATTATAATGGGTATGAGTGAAGAATGGTTCAACCTTATTATTGACTAATGAAAGATTTTGATAGATTTATTGAAGAGGCAGCTGCTAAAAGATGCCCTAATGGAGAATTTTATGATCTTGAAGGCAAAAAATGCCGGATAATTCCTCGTGGTTACCATATGGGTGGCAGAGGATATATTGAACCAGATGAGAATGGTAAAAAAAATGGCAACGGTAATGGCAATGGGTCCCATAACGGGAATGGAAATGGTAATGGCCATGGTGGCAATGGTAATGGTAGCGGCGGCAACGGCGGCAGTGGCAATGGCGGTGGAGGCAACGGAGGTTAAAAATGGCTAGAAATCCATTAGAGAATCAAATAGCTAATAGAAATTTTCTATCTCCAATTGGATTTAAGTTTACTATTGCGAAGACACCTAAAGTTGACTTTTTCTGCAATTCTGCTAGAATACCGGAAGTTACTTTGGGTACTGCCATACAGCCCAGTTATTTGAAGGATATTGATGTTCCTGGTGATAAATTACAATTCGGTGATTTGTCATTAAGATTTTTGGTTGATGAAGAACTTGTAAACTATATGGCTATTCATAATTGGATAACTGGTTTAGGATTTCCAGAAACCCCACAACAATATAAGGATGTAACCACGGATTCTAACCAAAACTCTTCAACTTATGGACAACAATCCACCACAGAAGCATTCAGTGATGCATCTCTTCATATTTTAAATAGTAATTATAGAACAGTTGCGATTGTTAAATTTCATGAAATGTTTCCAACATCATTAACGTCTTTAGATTTTACAGCAACCGATGCCGATATAAATTATTTTACGGCAGAAGCAACATTTAAATATACCATATACACTATCTTAGGACCCGATAATAGATCAGCCTTATGAATCTTGACCAAATTCAGGAGATGTGGCAGAAAGATTCTGTCATTGACCCTGATAATCTACATGATGAGTCGTTAAAAATACCTCAATTACACTCCAAGTATTATACGGTTTATAATACTATTACTTTATTGCGAGAAAAAGCAAGAGAGCAATATAGTAAAATAAGATTAGAAAGATATAATTTCTATACAGGAAAGGCAGAACCCGAAGTTTATGTAGAAGAACCATTTCCTTATAAGGTTAGGGAAAAGGATGCCATACAGAGGCATTTGGACGCTGATGAAAGATTAACTAAGATTGATATGAAGATTCGTTATTATGATACCACTTTAAAATTCCTTGAGGAGATTATTAAGAACGTATCTAATAGAACTTTTCAAATAAAAAATGCCATTGAATGGAATAGATTCCAAGCAGGTATGTGATAAATATCCATAGGTGATACTTATGGATTATGTCGCATTTGATTATATCAAAGAAGAATGAGGTGTATCTGCATGTCCGATCAGAGCCACACGTTTATTATGAATTAGCAGATCAATTTACCTTTGAGGTTCCTGGTGCGAAGTTTTCACCAGCCTATAAAAATAAATATTGGGATGGAAAGATAAGATTATTTAATACTCAGAAAGAAGAAATATATATTGGATTATTAGATAGAATAGTACAGTTTTGTAAAGATCACGGATATACTTACGAATTTAAAGATAGTAAGTATTATGGTTTGCCTTTTGAAGTCAATGAAATGATTTCTAAGGAAGGTGTCAAAGATTATATGACAGCAATCTCCAAATATAAACCTAGAGATTATCAAATAGAGGGAGTATACGATGCTCTAAGACACAATAGAAGACTATTGCTAAGTCCAACTGCCTCCGGCAAATCTTTGATGATTTACTCAATAATTCGTTACTTCGTGGAACAACAGAAAAATACATTGATAATTGTTCCAACGACATCTCTGGTAGAGCAGATGTATAAGGACTTTTCAGATTACGGGTGGGATGTCGGGTCATATTGCCATAAAATTTATGCAGGTAAAGAAAGAGAAACCGAGGCTCAAGTTATTATTACCACGTGGCAATCTATCTATAAACTCCCTCGTAAATATTTCCAAAGATTTAATGTAGTGGTTGGTGATGAAGCTCACCAATTTAAATCAAAATCCTTAGTTTCTATAATGACCAAACTTGGAGATGCCAAGTATAGGTTTGGATTTACAGGAACTCTTGATGGATCAGAAACTCACAAATGGGTTCTAGAGGGTTTATTTGGACCATCTTATAAAATTATTAAGACCGATGAACTGATGAAAAAAGGTCATTTGGCCACCTTGGATATTAATGTACTTCTATTGAAACACCCACCAACTAAATTTCAGACCTTTGAAGAAGAGATACAATATATTATTAATCATGATAGAAGAAATAACTTTATTAAAAATCTTGCTTTAGATTTAAAAGGTAATACTCTTATCTTATATGCAAGAGTAGAAGGGCATGGGCAACCATTATATGATTTAATAAATAATAATAACCACATTGAAAATCGTCATGTCTTTTTTGTTCATGGTGGTGTAGACACTGAGGATAGAGAACGAGTTAGAGATATTACTGAAAGGGAAAACAATGCTATTATAGTTGCATCTTATGGAACCTTCTCCACAGGCATTAATATTAAAAACCTTCATAACGTCATTTTTGCTTCTCCGTCTAAGTCTAGAATTAGAAATCTCCAATCAATAGGAAGAATACTCAGAAAAGGGGAGAAAAAAACAAGAGCTACTCTATATGATATTGCTGATGATATCAGTTATAGATCTCATCGAAATTATACATTAAATCACTTAATCGAAAGAATTAAAGTATATAATGAAGAGAAGTTTAATTATGACATAGTAAACATACCACTCAAGAACTAATGGGAGATGAATTTCACGCGATAATTAAATTAGTGTCAGGTGAAGAGATAATATCACTTGTACTACCGGATGAGAATGAGGAAGAGATTTTATTAATATTACAAAATCCTTTAATTATGAAAATGCATCAAAATGGTCATG